TATTTCAAATCATCATTAACTAAAACAAAAGAAGATATAAAAGAAATTAAAATGAAATATAGAAAGAAAGCAAAAATTTATAAAGAATAATTTTAAATCGTGTCATTTAAAATAGTCCCCGCTATAATAAAGTGATAAGTATAGAGACGATACATATGATAGAGATTAAAGAGTGAATCGTAATAAGATCATTAATATTTTTAGTATGTAAAAACAGATTCCATGGTTTGATTTTAGTTTTTTGTAGATCATAATATAAACATTGTGGTTTAATAAACATCAACATAGACACAATTAAAAAATAGAAAACAATTGATTTAATTAAACAAGCTGTCATATATATATTAATTATATATTATTATTTTTTAATAACTACAGATAAATCATTAATATAGATATTTGGATTGGTTTCTTGACTCTGATCTAATGCTTGAGACCTTATGCTGAATTTAATAATTAATTGCAATGGTAGCTCATTCTTTGAAGACACACTTTTTATTTTATTATTTTTGAAAATAGTATCTAATGGATGATTAACATCTATATCAAAAACAGAGTTAATAATGTAAATAGATAAATCAGGATTAAAAAGTGCATCGAATTGGGTAATATTGGTAGGTTTAACATAAACAGCATTATTAGCGATACCATTAATTGAATTAAAAATTGTGTTGATAATTGGATAAAATTTCTTATTATGATCGGATAATATGAGGTTATATTTATTTTTTCCTAAACTACCAACTGTATAATAAATAGGTGGATTATTATTATTTAATTTATTTTTAGTTTCATTTAATATTTCTTTAATGGATGCATAAATGATAGATTCTCGTATATTATAGTCGTTTAATGTATCACGATTATTATTTTGATATGATGTTAAAAATATATTATTATTTTTAAGATTTAAGTCGTAAGGATCGATATTTTGTGCATAATTTGTTTGGAAACTGTCGTCAGTAGGTGAGAGTCTATTAATGGAAGGTCCGATAATATGTATTCGTGGTTCATAGAAAGATTCGTTAATAGTTTTATTAGATAGCAAAAATAAAACGAGAAAAATAAGTGCAATAATAATGAATTTCATATAATATGATTATATATATTTATTTAAAAGATTAAAAAAAATAAAAACCTGTAGAGTATAATAAGCATCTACTAAAGGATTATGTGGTTTAAAGTCTGAATCCATATATTTTTTTAAAAAATTTAATATTGATTCCTCTTTGTATTTTTCATTATCCAGAATAGATTTATTAGACAAACATACATATGATTCATATAATTTGGCAGATGAACACAATTCGTGTATTTTGTTATTATAATCTGCAATATCTATAATATTATTATTTGACACAGAATTATGGCATCTGTTTAAGAAAAGGTTATGATTAATAACAGCAATAATATCACTTTGACCTTTTACAATATTGAGACAATTAATATCACTAATAATAAGATTAAGATTATGCATAACAGATTTATGATTATCAATGTTAACAAGTATATTTTGTATATATTTATCATTGAGGTAAATTTTGAGAATTTTTTTGAAACTATGATGATGTTTATTAAATTGTGAAATAGTATTGTTATAAATAATGATTTTTAAATTATCAATTATTTTGTCTATTAATTTTATAATATCAGGTGTTAATACGATATCATCATTAAAAGGAGGCAATGATTGGATTAACGGGATAAGTTTTAAGATTTGTTTATTAAAAGTAGATAGTATATATTTACTGGATCGTAATATTTTATTACTTGTAAGTTTAATAATATCTTGTGATAAGAGATCTGAATTTTTATGTTTGATAAAATTATTCCAAATTTTTTCAAATTTTAGATGTGGATAGATGTTTTGTTCAATATCTATAATTTTAACAAGAGATTTTTTTTGTATAGACATATATTCGTGGTAGTATGGTGTGAAATCGGAAATATCATTAGAGAGACGCATATTAAGGAATGCACAATGAAAAAGTCCAGCTAAATAAAATGAGTTATTTATATTAAGAATCAGGATGATGCCAATTTCGGAGATGCATCTAATCATTTTTTGTCCATTTGTTGTTTCAAACTGTGTTTTATTACATTTATATTTACGAGGGGATTTAAATACTTGAAATTCACAATCCCAAATCAGTATATAATCCTTATGTTTAATAATATTTTTAATTTTGATAGGAAAATCGATGTGAACAAGAGTTAAATATTTAGAAGAGATAAGATTAATAAAAGTAAGTATATGTTGTTTGTTGAGTAAGAAGGAATCAGAAATAGAATTAATTTTTGAGATCCATTGTTTGGTATTCATAATATAAAATAATATAAAATAACAATAGATTATTTTATTTCTTTATTATAAATATAAATGTCGAGATATTTAGTTGATCTTCAAAAAGCTTCTTTTTTATTGACTTCAGATCATCCAGAACAATATTATGAACAAGTATCTGAAGCATTAAAAGAAGGTTATAATGATTTAGAGAGAGATAATATAGATGCGAGGTATATAATAAAGGACACATTTTTTTCAGCCAGAAATATTGATATAATACAAAAATGGTTATTGAAGGAAGTATATCGAGAAACAAAAGTATTAATACCATATCAGAAGATGGAGCATATAATAGCGGTAATGAATCCGATATATGAGACATATGGACAAAATTTGCCATTTAATTTAAAAGAACAGATTTATGAATTGGACACGAAGGTTGTCTATACGATAGTTCCATATGTTATTATTGAAATGCAATCTAGAGTTAATTATTTGGACACAATACAAAATGCAAATTATATTGCAAATCCATTATTTGTTGGAAGTAAAGGTCAAAGAACATTACCATCTACTATTTGAGTTATCTAAATATTTTAAATTAAATATTTATATTGTAAATATTTAATTTTATGTTTGTTATATGAATTATTTAATTAATAGTTAGAACGCCGCGGTCTGTATCAGTCTCTTGGCGGTAGATGTAGATGGTTCCATATCTTGCGGACAGTTCACTGAAAGAGCGTTCAATTTGGTCATTTTCTAAATCTAATCTGCTGATAGGGTGTTGTCTGGAAATTTCAGCGGTATCACTATTCATATCAATAGCAGCATATTGAGGGTTATATATTAAGTATTTTTGAGCGACACTGTCGCCATTAACTAAAAGTGCACAAGTTCCAATAATAAGGTCCGGTGTAACAGGGCTAACATTGAGAGCAACAATTGAAGTGAGGAGATGGTTTTCAACAGCATTTGAACCCATAACACTTGCACTAAATCCTACTTGGATATTGTTTTCAGCAGTGACAGGGCGACTATTAATTCGTTCATATGCAGAGATAGTTGGGAGTAAATCAGTCCAGTTTCCAGGATTAATCATCTTTTGGTATCGAGGAATTTGAGTTCGACGAGTAACATGGAAGATTAAGACACCACGAGTGTATAGAATTTCTTGGACCTTAGGAACCAATACACCATTTTCAAGGTAATATTGGGGATCCTTCATACTGTCAGCTAATGAAACAGCGTTTTGGTCATTGGCAGTCATTACTGGCAGACGAACAGTGATCATAGGAACAGCTGAAACACGGTTCATCATTACTGGAAAGTTTGCAGTGTTGGCAGTCACTACACCAAACATAGGAACAGTTGACACAACAATCGGTCTGAATGAAAATGCACCAAGTAATCGTCTCAGCACGGTTGCTTCATCCCCAAGATAGATAACATCAGGAGCATCAGCGTTGCTAATTTTGCAGTTATCAACAGCTTGGATAAAGGTAGCACTGTTGCAATCATAATATCGTCCATTACGAATAGCGAGAACAGATTGCCACAATGTTTCCTGTAATTGGACACGGTTGCGAAGATCCTTGAATGGAGATTCAATATCACAAACAACATCAGTCGGGTCTGATATTAGGGAGTATAAGAGGAGGTAATCAGGAGCAGTCATAACTTTAGTTTTTTCATATCGGCATTTAACGATGTAAGCGATGTTGGCGAGCAAGAAAGTTTCCTCGAACAATGGAATTTTAGGGATAAAGAAAGCAGCGATAACAGGGTGGATATAGCATGATGCGTTGTTTCGGCTAGATTCATAAGTACCATTCAACGCTTCTCCAGCAAATGAACGATACATCATAGATTGGATGACAATACTTGAATGGAGTTGTTTAGAAGCAGCGTGTGCTTTAATGATTTCGTTTAAGTAAGCATAGTCCGCTTGTTCAACATGAAGTCCTTCAAAGTTGTCAGCATCAACATTTCCGAGGGCACGAGAAAGATTAGTGTTGAGAACTTGGTTATCGGTGTTGATACCATTATCACGTCCTTGAAGAGTAGTATGAAGGATACGTTTGAAGAATTCAAATTCAGCATCGCTTAAACCGAGTTTTTCTCTGTACTTAACAGCCCGTTTTAACATACTGTGAAGAGGAGTATTTTGATTGGAATTTTTTAGGACTGCTTTTGCGAATTTATTAGCACGAACACGAATTGTGTTCACTCGTTCAGTCAGGTTGTCAACTATCATATCAACAATGTTGCTATCAGAGTATTTGTTTCTAAGCTTGTTTAGTAAACCTGCTGATACACTTGTAGTTCCATCAGCAATCAGTTGCTGAACGTCTTTCATAGCATCAGCATATCCGGCATCGCCAGTCATTTTACGAGACATATTTTGACCTTGCATCGAACTCATTTATAAGTTATATATATATATAATATAAATTTTTTTTTGTTATAAACTGAAAATAAAAAAAATATAAATCTATATATTATTATTAAATATTATTATTAGATTATTATTTATAATTTTATTCGGTTTTCATATGTTCACTATATGATCTGTTCTGAATTACATTTATAATTATCCTATTTTTATATGGTATTATTCTATAATCAATTTCTCTATTAATAATCTATATATATTTCCATTGTGTTTTTTTAATAAATCATCTGTATTAATCCCTTCTTTCAAACCTATCTTTTTTAATATTTTCTTCTCTTCTATATACTCTTCTGTCTGCTCCTTCCTCATTATTATATAATTCATTTGAAATATCTCCTCTCCAAACTGTAATTCACTCTCATCTGTTAATAATCTTATATCATTTATATAATCTTTCATTTTTTGCATCTTATTTATACTCAATTTACCTCTGTATATTATTTTTATCATATGTGTTTCTTCATTAAATCCTTCCTTTTGTAATATTATCCTATTTATATCACATATTGTAGTATGATTATTGACATTTAGTTTGTAATTATGATCATTGCCATGATGCAACTCTATCACTAATTCAGTGTTATCAACCATAATATATATTATATATTATATTTTATATTTTCATTTATTATACATATTTTTTTCATTTTTTTTAAAGGTCTAAACAGTTCTTATACATCATAATAACTTATTAGACCTATATAAAAAAATTGAATTATCAATTAAGAATAAGTTATTATTTAGATATATATATATATAAATATAAATAATGAATAAACAAAATATATGGACTGAAAAATACGAGCCAAAAACAACAAACGATTTAATTATCAATATTGACAAAATAAAACAGATCAGATCATGGTTAGAAAATTTTAAAAATGAAAATCAACCAGGAACAATCATTGTAAGTGGTAATCATGGTATTGGAAAAAATATTTCATTAAATATTTTGTTAAATGAACTTAATTACACTGTAAAAACATTGTCTTCTAATAATATTAAAAATAAAAAAACTATCTCTGAAGTTCTCAACAGTTGCCACCAAAAACAAAATATTTATCATGTTTTAACGAATAAAGAAAATAATACAAAGTTTGCACTTATAATAGATGATACGGAGACAATTACACTGACAAGTGAAAAAGATAGTTTATTGGAATTATGTAAGAACAATGATAAGAACAAGATAATGCCAATAATATTTATTTCAAATAATCAACACAGCAAATTGATATCAGATATTAAAAAATCATGTATTGAATATGAGTTCGTTAATCCAACAAACAGCGAATTATTAATAATCTTTAATAAAATTATTAAAAATGAAAAAATGATTATCACTAACACTAAAGTTATTAATACTATCATTAAATATGCACAATTTGATATACGCAATCTTATCTTTATTTTAAATGATATTTATCTTACATTTGGTCTCGTTGAAATTACTGTTGAAAAATTACAAAATTTTCTTACCTTCTCTAAAAAAAAAGATATTGATATTGGATTATATGAAGCAAGCAAAGAAATACTTGATTCTTATAAATCAATTAATACTTGTATGGACCTATACGAAACTGAAAAAGTCCTTTTACCACTCATGATCTATGAAAATTATTATAAAAGTATGTTTGCACGATGTGCACCTTCTAATAATAATAATATTTTATTAAAACAATTAGATATTAGTAGACGTATTTGTGATTCAATAAGTAAAGGTGATGTAATAGAAACGAATATTTATACTGATCAGAATTGGAATAATCAAAATATACACGGATTTTATACAATATGTGACACATCATATATCATCAATACAATGGTCCAAGATATTCAAAAAAATTGTTCAAAAGATAAAACTATAGTTAATTCAAATAAAATTGTTAATTATAGAATGGATTTTAGTGCTGACCTAAATAAAACAAGTCTTAAAAATATTAATCGTAAAAATATTACTAATCTACAACCAATTATTACTAATAAAAATTTAGACGATCTATTGTATATCAATAAATTAATATATGTATTGATTGAAAAAAATATGATAAAAGAAGTTTATCAATTATGTAAAGATTACCCAATCGATATTAAACATATCGAAATTATTATAAAAATTGATAAAACCAATAGTAAACTCATCATAACTCCTAAAACTAAAAAATTGTTTTGTTAAATATTTATATTTTACTTTTGTTTTATAAAAAAATATATGTTATTAATTTCATTTTTATTTATAATTTCTTCCAAGCTGATTTTACAACTGGTTTACTTTCAATTTCAATAGATGCTGCTTCCGTAGAAACTATAACGGGACCTAATGATGGAAATTCTTCCATATTATTAATATTGGCTTTCTTCTGATATTTATTATGGTTATTTGAATATACCTCAAATAATGGTTTCGCATTCACATCTTTACTAAATTTAATATGACTATAATATTCTCTTTTCTCTTCTCTCTCTTCATCTAATCTATCTTTCATGTTATCGAGAACATCTATATTTCTCGTTTTTGATGTAGTTTCAGGTTTCTTTTGAGATCTTTTTTCTCTGTTCGATTCTGCCACTGTTTCAAAAATATTATATCGTGATTTTTTTACTGCATCTGGTTTCGATTCAGGATTGGCAGCTTCTTCAAATACAGTGTATCTTGAATTTTTAACAGTGTCTGGTTTAGATTCAGCTTTTGTCAACATTTTTTCTTTATCAGCTGCAATTTTTTCATCAAAAATACTATATCTTGATGAAAGTTTAATAGGTTCGCTTGCCTGACTGTTAACAACTGATCTATCGCGATTTCGGTGTTTAACAATATTCCATTTATCTTCTTTAGTAGTTTCTTTGACATCAAAAATGTCATAAGATCGAGTTTTAAGTTGTTGCATAGGTAGTTCCATTATAATATTTTTATTGTTCATATATATATACTATAAATAATAAAAATATCAATTTTTTTATATATGTTTTATATTATGGCAGATAAAGATTATTTAAATTTTATCAATATTAACTCTAATTTACAAACAATTGAGTCTAATAAACAAAGTAAACAAACAGGTGGTAATAATCGCGATGTTTTTTATGAACCTAATGATACTTTCAAAGGACCATCCGAAGCAGAAGTGATGCAACAAGTTAGAACAAGCATATATAATCGTGATAAACTCAATTATATGGAACCTTCAAAGACAACACTATTTACAATACAAAAAGGCACGATCCTTTATCACGGCTCTCTTTATAAAGAATTATTTAATACTTTCGATATACGGCTTGGTGAAGATAAATTAGTTGCCTATTTCTCACCCAATCGTCGATTAGCTGCCGATTATATTCGAGGATGCGCCGATTACCCCATCCGACCCGGCTATATTCACAAATTTAGAGTCAAAAAAAATATCGAAAAAATTATGATCATCTCCACTACTGAACGAAAACCTAATTGGACCCTCTCTTACATCGAAGATACTTTCTGTTCTCGCAAATTTAGAATTCAATTAGATGGTATCGGCTTTCTATTCCCACGTCGCGATGAACATAGTCTTTATAATCCTGGTGTTGTACAAGATGATGAACGAGTCAGTTTTGATTTTCAGACAGCAATATGCGACCCAAATGAATATTTAGAATATGTATCAACACAAAGATGTTTAGCAATGAGAAAATTATCAAGCGAATATAATTTTAACAGATAATCCTTTTTTTAAACAATATTATTATTATAATATCTATAATAATAATAATAATAATATGGACTTTTATATGAACAAACAAAATAATTTATTGTCTGACTCTTTACTATGCAAAGTTTCTGATATGTCTAATTATAATCATAAACATAAATATCATCTCGCACTTCCTATTAATTTCACATTCAATGGCGGATCTAAAGAATCCAAAAAACGTTATATTGTCAATTTTAATGCTAAACATGTCATTAAATATAAAACACGATATATTAAATTCTCACAAAATCAATTACAGATATTAGACGCTCTCCTTAATGATGGCGGTGTTAAAAAATATGTTGACTCTTCTAACAATTTACGCTATTCAGAACATTCCGGTATTCTCGATTTCGATAAAACTAAATTAGAACGCATTATCATCTCCGGTAAATCTATAAGAGAAGATGACGATGATGTTGATATTTTATTACCACTAGATTTCAAAGATGCACTCGATTATGAATATATTTTTCACACACACCCACCAACTCCTTATCCAGGCGGTCGTGCACCTAATGGCATCTTATATGAATTCCCTTCTATCTCAGATCTTTATCACTTCTCTTATCATTATAATGAAGGACATGTACAAGGTTCTATTATTATTGCTCCTGAAGGCATATATATTATCAGAATGAAACATGACGTAAACCATATAATTGAACCACCAGATGAAATAGCAGATAAATTAGAAAAATTAAATTTAAAAATCCAAGATTTAGCAATAAAAAAATATGGTTCAACATTTAAAGGACCAAAAGGTCAAGAAAAATATTATAATTACGTCTGCCAAGATAAAACATTTATAAAAATATTCAATAAAATTGTTAGAAAATATTTTAACAAAAAAATGCAAATATTATATAAACCTCGCACATATGACAGCAAAACTAATCAATGGATTATTAAAAATTTATATATTAAAGTCGCACCTGTTGAAATCAATTATGAATAAATAAGTTAATATTTATATATATATATATATATATATATAAATATATATATATATATATATTTATTCGTATAATGAACACATTAAAAATATTACATCTTGTTTTATATTCTGATAATGAACATTATAATAGTATGTATTATAATTTGAGTTGCTTTTATAAAAAATATTCAAATGTTAAAACACTGTTTTACAGATTTAATAATGATATTAATGATGATTATTCAATTATTGATGATATTCTTCTTATTAAAGGAACTGAAACATTTTTGCCTGGAATCTTAGAAAAAACTATTAAAGCGTTCGATATTGTTAAACTCGTTTTAAATTTAGATGAATATCAATATATTATTAGAAGTAATATTTCAACAGTCATTAATTTCTCTAAATTATCTAATATATTAATTAATTCTAATTTTGACTATGCTGGAATTTTACATAATTTATCTTGGATTGATCCTCCAAGTGGCATCTATGATCAAAGATATTATGGACTTGAATTTATGACAGGAACATGTATAATTATGAGCAATAAATTATTTAACCAAATTATTATTAATAAACATTTATATGATAAAACTGTAATTGATGATGTTGCGATTGGTCTTTTAATTAGAGATCATTTAGATAGTACAATTAATGTTGGTCGACTGGATAATCATTATTTATGTACTAATAGAGACTATGATATTTCAAAATTGATACCTAATTATGTTATGTTTCGTAATAAAATTTATGATCGTAATAAAGACATTAAAAACATCAAATTAATTACTGAAACGCTGAATAATAATAATGATTTTATCTGAGAATTGTGAAACATTTTTTCATTTTATATATTTATATATATAAATGTTTCGTAACAAATTAGGAAAACTCAATTTCAATCATATTGGTATTTTTTATATGATATCGAATAGACTAATATACAATCGGTTCAATAAGTGCTGTGTTTATAAAAAAAATAATTAATTTAATAAATTAATTATCTTTGATTTATTTATATGAAAATCACTCTTAATTTTAATAATATTATGATTGTTTTTGCCATCCTCGGCATTATTTTAATGATTTCACAATGGTCCAAATCAAGTGTGATGTGTGATGGTCCTAAAATTGTTTACAAATTTATTCCAAGAGATTTTAACCTTGATAGTAATTATCCGGATGGTGTATCTACAACTTTTAAAGATATGTTTCGTGATCCAACACCATATATTGTTTCTTTAGGGAATGATACAAAGAGGTATGTAAATGTATAAAAAAATATTTAAATATTGGCAATATCGAGGACTGTTCGATTTGCTTTATTGCGTCTTTTCTGGATTGGATGTGATTGTAGAGGTTGAGTATTCAAATCAACAGATACATTTGATGTTTTTAAATTATTGTCAGACGGTGGATCTATTTGTTGCACTATTTGTTGGTCAAAAAACAATTTTTCAATTTCAACTGTTTTAGTGCATACATTTTCTGGTTTAGTCCAAAATTCAATACGTTCTTTTAGTGCTTGTAATCGACTATGCCATTGCTCAATATTTTTACTTATAAGACCACATAATCCTTTTTTATTATAACCCCAACATGATGGTACTATTATATTGCCAATAGTATATTTATCTGGATTTAATCTCAAAAATATTATTGGTCTATGACCTAAATCAGATGATATTTGCATCAATCTTAGATTTTCACACGATATATCATATGTATCGTGTTGATATTCATCAATCTCGACAATAATAATATGATATCCAAGATCTAACAATAAATCAGGTCTCCTATTAGAACAACCGTCATTAATTTTTTTATCAACTATCCATGTAAAACTAGGAAAATTATCAATGACATAATCAACAACTGTTCTTTCTTTTGTTTTATAGTTGCGTGAGATTGGTTCATCCGGAAATGTGTAAACAAAACAAGCAAAACAATATCCTTTATATTTATTACTAGCTTTTACATCACACAATGGTGTTTTACATTTTATTGTTTTTATATCCACCATATTTTCTAATCTATGAGTAGCACAAAATCTTCCAGTTTTACTATTTTCATAATTATAATTTGCTAATGTATCACATTCATCATCTTCACAATAATGTAAATAAATATTTATCATATCATTTAATTTATGTTCATTGCAAAATCGTCCTCCTTTATTGCCAATATAGTTATAATTTGGTTTGATTGGACAATCAGTGAATTCACAAAGCCTGTTATATACATTTATCATATTGTCTAATTTATGTGAAGCACAAAACCGTGCAATTTTACAATTATCATAGTTATAATTAGCACTTATTTCACACTTTTCACATTTTTTAGAATAAATATTAATCATATCAACTAATTTATGAGTGGAACAAAATCTACCGCATTTACTGTCAGCATAATTAAAACATGCTTGTTTTTCACAATTTGCATTTTCACATAGTGTGTTCCGAACTAAAATCATATTATCTAATTTGTGTTCAACACAATATAACGCTGCCATATTTACATAATTATATGATGGTATTATTTCACACCCAATATATTTGCATTTTTTACTTTTAACATTGATCATATTTTGAAACGAATGTTTCTTGCAATATAATGCTGGCAATCCTTTAAAGTTATAATATGGTGTGATTGGACATTTATCGACAATACAATTTTTGTTCATAATACAAATCATGCCTTTTACTTTGTGTTCAGAACAATATAACATTGGTTGTGAATCATTGAAATTAAATGTCGCACGAACTGGACATCCATCTTCAATACATAACGAAGCAACGACATTTATCATTTTTGGAGATGCATGATCTTTACAATATAATGCTGGTCCTCCTTCAATATTATACACTGGTTGCTTATAACAATATTTACATTTTTTAGTATTAGTATTGACCATATCAGTTCTTGAATGTGTTTTACAATATGTTGGTTTATGACCTATATAATTATATGATGCGCGAAAATCACATTTGATACATTGTTTACATTTTATTCCTAGATAATTTCTGACAGTTGTATCACAATAAATATCATATAGTTTTAAATGTTGAACGTTAGAATAATTACTAGACATAATTTCATTACAAATTTCGTTGTTTAATGCACTGTATTTTTCAGAGTATTTTGTAATTTTCATCTAATAAATATAAAGTTTTTCATATAGTTTATAATGACTAAAAATAATAATATCAATTTTTTATAATAACATCTCTGCTGCTTCATTATAAAAAATTAATTTAGTTAGTTTTGTTCGGATGATACCATCAAGATAAAACAAACCTTAATCAATTTTTATACAAGTTTTACTGTGATATTGGTTCTTCTTTTGGAGCAAAATGCATTTAAATCTAATACTGGTTCTTTTTTTTCATAATCTTCATCAAAATGTTTTTTGTTCCATTCAAGATATTTAGGAGCGCCGACTATAAACTCAGGAGTTTTTTTTGCTTTGTACCAAAACACTTTTTTTGTTATGTCAAGACTTTTGATTTTGTTATTTATAACCATACAGCCATAATTTTCAGTCACTTGCTGGAAAACCTGATCAAATATGTCAAACTTTGGAAAACTACCAGCGTAATGTTCAAACAGTCTCTTCCTATTGCTATATTGGTCTTCGCCTAACAAAAAAATAAAATCAAAATTTGACCGTAATTCTGGTTGAATACCTAAAGAATATTGCATTGTTAAGATGTATGTAAGACCATAGTGTCGACCTTCATTAAATATACTCAGGATGCATGGATCCTTTAACCATAAATGTTTGCTACTCATGCAATCATCCATTATCAAGAAGCATCTGGCGTCTCTGGGTGATTTTTTTTGTTTTACTCTGGTCTCATTCATCGCTAACATTGCTTTTTGTCTCTTTAAAACTCTTGGAATGATTGATTCTTCATAATCATGATGTGTAAATGCAGGTGGCACAAATTCATTATAAAATTTCGTCATTTTATCTGTAGGAGCTATAATTGTACCACACGGTATATCCCTGATATGATACATGATATCTCTCACGACCCAACTTTTACCGGACCCTGATTTGGCTATCATAGCAATTCGTGGATTTAAAAATTTACCTTCATCATTATAGACCAAAGTTTTCATATCAAATTCGTGTAATTGTAGTGAAGCACCATTAACATTATAAGTTTGAGCTGCCATCTAATTATATACTATATAATTGGATAACATAAAAAATTTATAAATTTAGAATTTATCTTGAATAATAAGTTGGTTATTGGATGCAATTGTGGGAATGGTGCTTTCAATCTGATAAATAAAATAAACTATAATGATCCAAATTAGGAGCCCACATAAAATACTAATACGTAGATTCCGACTTGATGTATTATTTTTGAGGATATCATCATTTAGAAATCTATTCTCAAGATAGAGAAAAATGTAAACGATGAGAATAGTAAGAAAACAATATATGAAAGCAGTTTGAATATTCATTATAATTTAATATGGTAATAGATAAAAAATATTATATATTAAATTCTCTATCTATATATTTCTTTTTTTGGGTCGTATTTTCCTTTTTTTTATATGATTCTGATATTGTTATCGATTCTGATTCTTTTTCTTTCTCTTTTTCTGATGCATACATACCTCCTTTTGAGAATATTTTGGTGTTTTGTTCTGATTGTGTTTCTGTTTGATGTTTAGATGACCGTTTTGATCCACCTTTAATAACAGTATCACGAACAACAATATTATTTGTATTCGAATGATTATTACTTTGTTTATTATTAGGTCTGTTATACGATTCAAAAATAGCCAAATTTTTATTATTTTGTGGAATATAAGATTCACTCGCAGATATATGGTCATCTTTACTGCCTCCAATAGATTTTCTAAATTGTGTTGGCATCTCATATCTCTCTTTCTCTATTGGATTCATCACTTTCGATGGTGATATCGCTCTCTTTTTATTAATCAAAATCGATGCAGAATTAGATACAGAATTATGGTCTGAGTCTGAATCAGAATTTTTTTTTTCTGTTTTATCACCTAAATTGCCTCCAATTTTTATGTTGTTAAATAATTGTGGATTAGTCTGCACATTTTTTGTTAATTGATATTTTACCTCTTCATTTTCATTTGATTTTAATAAATGTGTTAACCTCGTCTTGTCTTGTTCTGAAACTATTTTGTCAATATTCTCGTTCTGTATTGAATCTATATATGAACGTCCCAAATATTCTTTAAGGATCATATTAATAGGAAGCATTTTACGTATAGCATCATTAATACTATTTTTAATAGTTTCGTGAGATTCTCTTTCATTTCTTTTGAGTTCTAAAGGTGTGCATTTATCGAAGAACAGATAAGGATTTTGAAAAATATTTTTAGCAGATTCAATATAAGAATTATGAATAAATTTATCAAGTTCAATCAAAAAATTAATTTTTAATTTATTTTTACCATCTGGAGGCGTATTAGTTAAAATCATAATATTTGATTTTATGACTGCTTTCAATAGATCATCTAATATGTCAGCACAATTGGATTCAGTCATAATCCTTTTAGTTTCAGCTTTCAATGTTTCCTGAGTCCATGAAGGAATTCTGCGTAAACATGTTTGAAAAACTTTTAATTCCTCTCCTTTTTTTGATATTTTTTTCGCTTCCTCATAAATAGATTTAAAACCCTCATATAAATATGGCGTTATAATATTAACTAATTGATAAGTGTATTCAGTTTTAGTTTCAACTAAAAAATTCATCTATATATAAAATATACTAATATTTTATATATATTATTTTAACATAATATGATTTATCTCTTAATCTCTAATATATGTATCCATCTTAATATCTTTGTTAACTTCTTGCATTATTGTTCCATTATTACCTTTGCTGACATAAATAAAGTCCAGTAGTTTGGTAGGAACCACACAACACCCATCTGATGTACTATAATTTGCTAACGAATAATCTTTTGGTAATTTCGTTTTATCATCCATCCAACCCAATGCATTGCAATATTCTGGTCTACAATCTGCTGTTAATATATCATGCAAAGACTTAACATTATCAGTAACTGGTTGTGAAACATCAAAACCTTCACGATTCCTCATAAATTTGTTATATAGCCATCGAACTACTAATATAATTAAGACAATTTTTAACACTTTGATACCAATACACGCTATTGATTCAAAAATATCTGAATTGCCGTCTTGTTTATAAAATATTTTTTCTATAATATCAATTGATGGTTCTTTTTTTAAACGATACATAATATATATAATATATATTATATAAATTTATTTTATCTCTCTAAGAAAATAATATTGAACCTGTCATTTTATTCTCTTCTTTAATCTTATTATTGTCTATAATACCAGTTCTAACTACATCTTGTTTTAAAATTCTACAAAATAACAAATAAAATACAAATAATATTAATACACCATATAATATCATTTTTATATTATTACATCCTAATAATTCAAAATTTATATTATTTGATTCTTTCACTAATGTATACACCATATATATTAATCTATTATATTTTTATTTTTTTCATTTTCTTTATTTTTTTTTTATTGTTTCTTATTTTTGTTGTATTCAGCTTGGATCACTTCTTGAACCTTCTCAAATTCACTCCGAATTGGTGCCATCTCTTCTTCTAATTGTTTCCGTGCATTTAATAGTTCTTCTTCTAATGCACTTACTTTGTCTTTTTTAGCTACATTCTCATCTTCTACGTTTACATCACTCTTTTTTGATAGTTCACTCAATTCTGAAAGATCCACTTCAACATTTGAATCATTTAATTTGTCTTCCATTGTTGCTGTGCTTGCTTTACCTTTCTTATTTTTCTTTTTTTGTTCTTTATTTTTCGTCAAGGTTTCCATTATCATTTCGTTTTTGCGTTGTTCATATAACTTTTTCGCATCTGATTGATTCTCCATGTATGATTTCATTAAGTTATTCAACTTCTCTTCTGCATATGTCGCATCTTCTGCTTTATCCGGACTGTCTTCAAATGGTAACCATTTCCCAACCTCTCCTATAAATACATTATGTAAACTATCCGTTTCTTGTAAATATTTCGCACGTTTTTGCGCCTCTTCATATGTACTATATGAACCACGCACTTTTATTCCATATACACCTTTGCTCTCTTCTGGTATTGCCGCATTTGAATCCGCTACTTTGTAAAATGATGGTGTTAAAATAGACATCACTACATATTTTTGTGATGGTATCACTGTATCTTCTGTTAAATAATCCACTTTTACGGAATTTGATGACATTATATTTTATATATACTATAATATCCCTTAAATAACTTTCTTTCATTATGTTGGTTAAATTAATATTACAACGACTGGTTCCATATATTTAATATTTACACCCTTGAAGATTTAAAATGAGACAAAAATTTAATATATAAATATTTATATATTAAATGTCAAAACATAAAAGCGAAGACTATAAAATATCAGCAGTTAAATATTATCTTAATAATAATATTAGTTTAGATGATGTATGTGAAATTTTTGATTGTCCTAAACAATCACTATATAGGTGGATCAAAAGACATAATGAATTAGGAGAAATAGGAAGACTAGATAGAAAACCAATATCATATAAAATAACTAAAGAACAAATTAAATATGCTATACAAAAACTAAAAGAAAATGAACAGATAACAATGGAAGAATTACATAAAATAATTAAAAAGA